CTGAAGGGGCTCCTGAATGACATACAAGGGATATGTGATGAGCTTGGACTCTTTATCAATCCAAAGAAAACACAGATAGTAAAGCTGTCACATGGCTTCACATTCCTTAAAATCAAATATAACCTAACAGAGACAGGAAAGGTACAGGAACGTATCAGCAAAGACTCCGTCACAAGGATGCGGAGAAAGCTGAAGAAGTTCCGGAAGCTCATGGATGCCGGGGAGATGTCCTTTGATGATGTGAGATGTGCCTATGCCTCATGGAAGGGCGGTGTGAGTCACTATGACTCATACAATGTAGTTAAGAGTATGGATAAGCTCTTTGATGAGCTTTTTATCCATCCATTTATTGGAGGAGGACACAGAGATGAGCAAAACAACAATGAGCAAAAATGAGATAGAACAGAAAATAAGAGACTTGAAGACCAAGCTCTCATGTCAGGAGTCTGATATTGGGGACTGGAAGATTGCCAAGTGTATTGAGTATTCTACCCTTGGGATGGAGTCACCTTATGACCTTCAGGAACTCCACAAACAGAGACAGGTCATCCGTGATGAGATTGGAGCCTTGGAAGAGGAACTTGCCAAGTGTGAAGATGAGGATGAAGCCGCTTCTGAAAAGTAGGCGTTATTCACAAAATTATTGTCAAAAAAAGCGGAGGGTTTTTCCCTCCGTTTCGTGCTTATAAATACCGGAAATATTTCCCGAAAAGTTTTGTCAAAAGTTTTGAGAAGTTTTGTCAAAAATTTTGAGCGGCTACAGTTAAG